GTGTTCTAGGCGTACTAAAAAACCGACCACCTTTGCTTGAATTGCATGACCTGCATAATAGTTGAAGATTAAAGTCATCATCAGTACCACCCTGGCTACGTGGAATGATGTGGTCTACCGAGTCACCTTCATTGCCACATTGCTGGCATAGTCCACGATCACGATTGATGATGCGTTGCCTTATCTTGCGCCACTTTGATGTACTTCCATTCTCCGTTAAAGCACTCATCAATAATAGTTCCTTTGCTGATGGAATGACCATGCTTTGCACATTGAACCATATCGCGCATTGATGTATTTGATTGACGCATCTATCTGCCTATAACCATCAAGGTTGCGATACCACTTAGAACGCATCTGCCCTAGTCCGTAATGGCTGCCATTCTTTGCGCGCACATCCCATGTTCTATTCTCTTTGGTAATGATGTCCTTGAAGCACATAAACTCATTCCATTCAATAATCCTAGAATGTGCATATAGCTTGTAGTGATCGATGGTTGTAGCTTGTGCGGGTTGCATCTGTATTGAAAGCGCGGCTATGAAAGAGCAAAGCACTCCCCAAACCACCAGTCTCCTTAGCGAGCTATACGGCCACAGCCGCTCGCTTGCAGAGCTGGATGGTAGCAAGCCTGTCAAGCGCATCGAGTTATCCACAGAATTTTGAGCGTAGGCTCGGCGTGTTATCCACAGGTTATCCACAGGCCTCACTGATGCCCCCATCCGTCACCCTTGAAATGTATGGGTGTTGCCTGATACACCCTGGACATAATGATCGTGCAGTTATCACAATTTGGAATTGGATAAATGTCATTAATGCCCGCCGATACTGATTTAACCTGGCTGCACACATCGCATCGATATTCATAAATCGCCACTGTAAGCCGTCTCCTTATCTAATATGACCACACCCATGACACCGCAGCTATTGCACTCCACTACTTCCACATAGGGTGGCAAAGTGTCTGTGACCTTTCGGACTGTGTGATTTGTCAGCTTCTTTTCGACCCTGCACTCATATTTGATTTGCATAGATACTCCTTGAGAAGTTAGCCATAGGGTGCAAATCCTGCTGGCCTATCCACCATGAGCCATCACTGCGCTGATGCGATGGTCTACGGGCTACCGCTACGGGAATCCAGCCACATATCCAGTATTTCGGCATCGATCCTGTGACCAGGATTGCCACATCCTCCTTGCGGTCAAGCTCTGAAAGGATAAGTGACCCATTCTGCCACTTTGTCCATTTGACCTCAATGTTATTACCCACATCAGCCTTCAACTTGAAATTGTCAGCTGTTAAATCGATGGGCTTTCTAAAGTATTTGGCTACGGCTAGCTCTGCTCCAAATGCTTCGCTTTGTTGCATGACGAAGGCTGGGAAGTTAAGCCGCTCTCTGTCATTCTGATAATTCCGTTTGACAGTCACGCCTTCCCATTGAGGTATGTAGTCTATTGCTCTACGCAGCCCGGCCTTTGTGATTGCTACCTGCGTGGCGTTATCTATCTGAATTGGAATCATTTGCAGTCCTCGCAAAGCCAAATCAAATCGATCCCATTGGCTTTTACATAGTAACCAGTTGCCAAAGGCTTATGCCGCACACATTCATCGCAGATTTCGTGTTCTCCAGGCTTGAAAATCTCTACATATCCCATCAGATACGCTGCTTCCACTTGCCATCGCTACCTAGCACCATCCACTGCGGTGGGCATTGCTGGGCTTTGGTCTTTTCGGTGCAGAACCATGCGCCCCAGGCTTTTCCATTCTTTTCGCCTTCTTTCCAAATCATGTGGCCATGCTTACAGATAGGCGCTTCAGCTTGTAGCTCACCGCCCAGTTCATCCTTGATTTGGTCTACAGCTGCCTTGACTGTGGTGAACCCATCTTCCCAAATTGGCTTAGCCCAGGGATCGTCCTGGACAAATGCTTTTGGCATAGTCTCGACCTGCTGCATATCTTCGCGGCTTGGCTTTTCCTCCGTACCTAGTACCACACTGGCGCAGCGGCCTATGGCACTTGAGACTGTATCTTCCACATACCAGCGCTTCATTTGTGGATTGTAAGCGCCGACCATCCCATGCGCGTAGTCGATAGCGGCTGGCTCTTTGTCCTCATAATGGCGATAAATACGGCACTCAATCAGGATGTAACCCTTTTCAGGATTCCAGTCGATGATTGATGTGTGGATTTTATTTGTAGGCCAAGTGGCGTGCAGTCTCTGAACCTTCTGATTTACTGTCTCGTAATTGTCCAGGAATCCCATTAGCGCACCGCCTTTCGAGCTGCGATTTTGCCTCTGATAAATCCTTCGCGCTTGCCTTCTTTTAGGCCTGCGGTATAACCGAATGTAAAGCCGATTGCAACGCCTATCAGTAGCCACATAGCCACTTCACCGATTGAGTACATGATTGCTCCCGTTCAGGGAACTACTGTGCTTCGCTCCCTGCCATAACTGTGAAGCAAAGCTGTGACAAGGTCAAGATTCCTGCGTATCGTTGGGCGTGTCGGCTCGCTTTTCGGCCTTATCCTTTAAGCCATTTGATGCCAGTACCGAGCCCAGTGCGCCTGTCAGGAATACTGTCAAGGTTGTCAGAAGCTCGATGAACGCACGATCGTTGGGCGCTTGTGCGCCGATTGGCTGTGTCACAAATATGAGCGCGTACAGCATCCCCATCACTGATAATGCAAAGACCAAAGCCAGGCATACGCCGATGAATACGATTAGGCGAGCCTTGAGCTGCTCATTTGTCAGTCTGCGGTGTGACCTGTCCTTCAAGTGCATCTCCGTATATGTCTTGAGTGCAGACTCCCGTACTTAAACACTCGGGTGGATTACATTCAGGCTTTTGCCAGTTCTCGAATTCCTGGCAGGGATACCTAACCCATCCATCGTATTGACCACACGCAGATAGCCCTATCGAAAGCGATAACCATAGGGCTACCTGTTGTAGCTTTCGGGTCACTTCCCCTTAACACCGAAACTTGAGTCATTTGGATTCAGCCAACGCAGAATCACTGGCAGTACAGCTGCAAGGCCTGCGCTCGCAATTGCCTTTGGGTCGGTGACTCCAGCCATGTAGACGGCCACACCAGCTGCTAGGAATGAGCGCGCCCATGAGGCTGCCATAGGTTTGATTTGGTTCATTTCTTCTCCTTCTTCTTCAGAATGGTTTTCTTTGGTTTAGCCTCGATGACCACCGCAGGATATTCACCCTTGAATGGCACATACTTAGGCCGACCAAATCCCACGATCTCTTTGCCGATGGTGCGCTGCTTAATCATCACCATGCCGCCATTGCGTTGATCGCCAGTTCCTGATGTGTTGCCTTCAATGCAGGTGATGACCTTGCCATCGATTGCTGCCACGATGCCCACATGACTGATGCGGTCTACGCCATCATGCGGAAAGTCCATGAACGCCAAATCGCCCAACTGTGGTGTCTCATTCCAGCGGCCGATGTCCTTGAATTTGTGTGCGCCTGTAGCTGTGCTAACTACCGATGGTGCTTTGACTGTAGCCTGTGCCAGTACCCAGTCGCAGAATGAACCGCACCAGGGTAGGCCGTTGGCTTTTGTAAATTCTCCATACTTGGTCAGATTGTCAGGCACTTCGACATAGCCAACCTCACCCAAAGCGATTGCGATTGCCTGGGGTGCTGTGCCGACTGGGTATGTCATCCGCGTAGGGCTGCAATTTCTTCAGCTGTGAGGCCGATTGCTTCAAGCTTTGCGACAGCTGATGCCGCTGCGGCAGCTTTGGCAGTTTGTGCGGCTTCTTCTTCTTGGCGCTTTTCTTCAGCGATTGCCGCTGCGGCTTCCATTTCGGCTACTTCTTCATCGGTTAGCTCGATGATTTGCTCTTCTTTGGTTTCGCAGTTGATGATGATCTTGGTTGGATTAGGCATTTTTGACTCCATATAGGTAGGCGGTTGTGTGCTGTGCAAAATTGACCCCACCTGCTAGAACTAAATCAAGTGAAGTAATAGCGGCGGTGTTAGACCATAAAGCGGCGTTGAGTGCGTCATATCCAAGAGTGGCATTGTTCTCTGTAACTCCGTCACCCGACATCGACTTATTGGTGCTGCCAGCATAGTTAGGAATGTATGCGTCAATGCTGGAGAATGTGCTAGCGGTTAATCCAGTACTAGCCACATAACCGAAAGCCTCGAAGCGTGTCGGTGAGTATGAACCTGTGGTGCTGCCGTTGCCCCATAACGCCTTGCCGCTTCCGCTTGTAGAAGAGCCGTTTGGGTTAATCCATAATTCGCGTTCTACAGATGTAGTATTTCGAGCAGATATTTTGATGCATAAATCTGTGAAGGTACTGGGGATTGAAGTAAAAGAAATCGTGGCAGCCCCGCCTGAACCTACTGTAGAAGAAGCGATTAACTCAAATGTATTTGGCATTATGCGCTCGCAATTCCGTATAGGGTGAAGGTTGAGCCAACCGAGAAGGTGGTCGCGCTTAGCGTTAGAATGTCAATCTGTGTAATGGCAGAAGTAGAACGCCACAAGCCAACTAGAGCATCTGTGCCAGCGGCAGAGTTATTGGCTCGCCCTAGGACTGTCTTGAATGTGGTGGTGTTTGAGTAGTTCTGAATACTCATAACTTTATTGGTGATGTTTGATGGATTGGCATAACCATAAACGTCAATAAGAAGGCGAGTCTGTG